ACTTGAAGAAAGTGCCAGGGTTAAGAGTGCGTGAATGGCAAGGTTCGGACGTGACGCTAGGCTGTGGCTTGTTCTATGACCGGGTGATGGCGGCTGAAAAAGAAAACCCTGACCGAACGCCACTGGCACACCGTGGCCAGGAAGCCCTAGACCTGGCCGCTTCCGCAGCGGTCAAGCGCAACGCGGGTGACGGCTGGATGTGGGATAGGCGCAACAGTAGCCGTGACATCTCGCCCCTAATTGCTTGCACCGCCGCTTTGTGGTGGCTAGAAACGGTGTATGTCAACAAGAAGACAACCTCTATTTATGAGTCTGGCGTGCTAGACTTAATTTAGATATATATGTCCATACAATGATAGGGCAAAATGTATAGAACTTTACGCCGCTACNTTATGTATGTCCGTACATTGGTAGAACAGAATGTATAGAACTTTACGCCGCTACGTCGCGGCAATCGTCACAGTCGACATTGGGGACGCAAGCATTAGGGGAACCCTAAGCCGCGTCGATAAAAACGCTATCACGCTAATCAACTGCTCGCAGCTTATCCCCCCAACAGTACAGAACCCAACCCCAACCCCGGTTGAGATTCTGGGCTCTATCATTGTGCCACTTCCTTGTGTAGTGCAGGTGTGTTAAATGATATTTTCGACCCTTGCAGAACTTAACGAGACGGTAGGGAAAGGTAACGGCGTCGTACTCGATGTCGTAGACCCTCCCGTACCGTTAATCGGCTTTGAGCCCACTAACGGTATCAACGTAGCGAACATTTGGCGTACCCAACCTAACGTGCGCATGGTGGTTGAATTCATCGCCAACAATATTGCGTCTATCCCGCTATACGTGTATAAGCGCAATGCCGATAACGGGCGCGAACGTGTGCGCGACGGCGAACTAGCCAGGGTACTTGGCAACCCTGGTAACAGGCTAACCCCGTTCCGGTTTTGGTATAGGGTGCTGGTTGACTATTTGCTGTACGACTATTGGATCGTGCTAGTTCAACGCACCGAGACCGGCGAATATAACCTTGTTCGCGTACCCCCATACCGTGGAACTATCATTACCGATGGTTTGCAGCGTGCGCAAACTATCCGGGTGTCCGTGAATGATGGAACAACCGTTGACCTGGACCCTAAAACGGTACTGTTCGACATGGGGTATAGCCAAACGTCACGCGGCTACACGTCGCCTATTGTGACTCTGTCGCAGATCATTTCACAGAGTCAACAGTCTTTAGCGTACCGTGATGAGGTTATGCGCAACGCGGCAACACATACGGGTATTGTGCAGCGTGAAACAGAATGGCCAAGCCAGGAAGCGCGCAACAATTTTGTTAGGTCCTTGCGCCAATTTTCTAGCGGCAACAACCGCGCGGGCGGCACCATGCTGTTAGATGAGGGCATGAAATGGGTTGACCGCAACTACCAAGTGCCACTAGTAGATGACCTGGAAGCGCGCAAGCTATCTGCCGTTGAGGTTTGCGCCGCCTACCATATCCAGCCAGAGTTGCTGGGTATCCGTGAGGGCACCTACGCCAACCAGGAAGCGTTTAGACAGTCACTCTATAGGGACAACCTAGGGCCATACATTACAGCCCTTGAACAGTCTGTAAACCCACTTGTGGCCATGCTTGAACAACCCTCCGACAATTACATTAAAGCCCATGTTGACGTCAAGTTGCGTGGCTCATTCCAGGAACAGGCAAGCTTGCTTGTTTCTTCCACTGGCCGTCCGTTCCTCACCACTAATGAGGCGCGCGCCAAGGTTGAGCTGAACAGTATCGAGGGTGGCGACGAACTAGTTACCCCGCTAAACGTCCTTGTTGGCGGTCAAGCATCCCCACACGATTCAGGGAGTCAAAACGAAAAACAGGCACCAGTGGCAGAAACAAAGGCCGCTGATGAGCCCGAAAACGAAACCAGCGACAAGCACCAGCTAGCCGCTAACACGCTAATCGGCGACTGGGAAGATAAAGCCGCCGAACTGTTCTCCAACTTCTACGCACGGCAAGGGCGCAGTATCCAAGCCAAGCTAGGAAGCAAAAGCGAACAATGGTGGGAACAAGATAGGTGGGTTAAAGAACTAGCCGACGATCTGTTTAAGCTATCCAAGCTGGCCGTGGCCGACATGGGGCCAAAGGCCGCTAAAGCCCTTGGCTTTGACCCCGATAAAGAATGGTCTCTAGAAAAATGTATCGGCTACCTAGCGGCTGTTTCAAAGAGCCGCGCACGCATGGTTAACGACGCAACCTATAGAGCCATTAAGGAAGCTCTAGACAACGCCGGTGACACGGCTAGCTTGTTTGCGGAAACAGAGACAGACAAGCGGGCTAAGCGCAGCGCGGCAATGTTGCTGGGTGCGTTGAGCTCATTCACCGCTAACGAAGCTGTACAGCAAGCCCGGCCCGGCAAGGGCGGCAAAAAGACTTGGTACACGCCAAGCCCTAACCCCCGCGCTAGTCACCGCCGCATGAACGGGCAAAGTGTCGGCACCGGTAAACTGTTTAGCAACGGCATGCAGTGGCCGCATGATCCAGCGGGCGGCGTCGATGAAGTGGCCGGTTGTACATGCTACGTAGTAGTAGAAAGTGGTAATTAAAATGACACAGATTCTTTACAAGAACGCGGCAAGCGTGAAAGCCAACCCGGAACAGGCAGGGTTTACTGGCTATGCGTCTACCTGGACTCGCACCCCTGACTATGCCGGGGATGTGGTGGCTAAGGGTGCGTTCACCAAGACCCTGGCTGATTGGGCGGCTAAGGGTTGCGATATTCCCCTACTGTGGCTACATAACGACGCTGACCCTAACGCCTATATTGGGTGGGCTAAATGTACAGAGGACGACCACGGCCTCAAGGTTGACGCCACTATCGACACAGATAACCCCATGGCTAAACAGGTTCATAAGTTGCTGAAGAACAAGCAGGTTGCGGAAATGAGCTTCGCGTTCCGCGTGCTTGACTCTGCAACCATTGAGGTAGAAAACGGCATCAAAGCCAATGAACTACGCGAACTAGACCTGTTAGAAGTCTCAGTTGTGCCTCACGGTTGCAACCCCGATACTAGCATTGACGATGTTAAAGCAGCACCAAACACCCCTTTGTTCACCAACGAAGAAGTAGCTAAACTAAAAGCATTAATCAATCAGGCCCCGAGCGGGGAAGCGGATAGCAAGTCTAGCGAGGATGCAGGGCGCATTAAGCACGACGAGGCTTTGAAGCGAATCGCAAACCAGGTCAAGGAATACTTGACACTACCTGATTAAAGGACAAACTAAAAATGGCAAAGACGCTAAGGGAGCAGCACGCCGAGCTAGCCGCAAAGGTTAAGGGGCTCGAAGCTGACCTACAGAATGAATACAGCCAGGAACGCCTAGAAGAATACCGAAAGGGCGCTGAGCGCCTAAAGGAACTCTACAACGCAGTACAGGCTGTGGAAGAAACCAAGGGCATTGTGGCCTCTATGGCGGCTGACGTCGAGGAAACCGAAGCGCCCGCTAACGGTACGGTGGACGAATCGGTTAAGGGCCTGAGCATGGCTGACCGTTTCGTCAAGTCTGACAACTATAAGCGGTTTGTAAAGTCGCGTGTTGGCAGCTCCGGCGCGCCGGTGACTATTGACCCGGTAAAGGTGGGCTCGATTGAAGACTTCCTAGTGCAGCGTAAGTCTTCAAACGTTCTCGCAACCCCGGTAGCCCGTCTTCAGCCGACACGGTACCCCACCGTTGATGTTATCGACCGCGCGCCGCTGACTCTATTGGATGTTATCTCGCACGGCAAGATGGCTACCCCCGCGTTTGAGTATGTGCAGATCACCGGTGCGTCACGTAACGCTGCTATCGTGCCTGAAGCTACCACCACGAATAACGCGGCCAATTTGAAGCCTATCTCCGACTTCACCACGAACATGGCCGAGTGTAAGGCCGTCACTATGGCTGACGGCTTTATCGCCTCTACACAGATGTTGGAAGACGCGGGCGCGTTCACATCCTGGATGCAGAACGAATTGGCCTACAACCTGAACGCGCTGGTTGAGGATAACATTCTCAACGGCCCGGGCGGCTCTGGTAAGCTGACTGGTATTCTGGCCACCACTGGTATTCAGAACCTAACCTATAGTGCTACCGCTGGCACTGATGGCGCTATTGACCTTGTTAAGGCCGCACGCCAAGCAGTAACCAAGCTAGAGAACGTAGGGGCCACGCTCAAGTGTGTGCTGATTAACCCTGAAGACGATGAGCTGCTAGACCTGGCGCAGGATGCAGACAAGCGTTTCTATAGTGCAGGCCCGTTCGGGCGCGGCCCGAACACCCTCTGGGCTCTCCCGCGTATCAAGTCCGCTAAGGTGCCCCGTGGTACTCAGATTATCGGCGACTTTGGCACGGTGCAGTTCTTGGAATACAAGGGCATTAACGTTAACGCATTTAGCCAACATGAAGACTTTGCCCGCCGCAACCTAGTTTATGTGCGCGCAGAGTGCCGTGCAGGTCTAGCCATTTACCGCCCCAACCGCCTTTGCGTGGTGAAGAAGAGCTGATGATTATCTTTAACGGTATCCGCTACCGGTTCGAGGATGCACTCGGACTAGGTTTGATTGGCCCTGACGGCGGGGCGCAGGTTGAGGGTGTCGCCTTTGACGGCCCGGCCCACGCCCCGCGCCACCTGGCCATTGAAGACAGTGCCCCAACCGATGAGGCCCCCGCCGTCGAGGATGAGGCACCCAAGCAAACTGGCCGGGGTAACCGCCCCCTAGCCAAGGCAGAATAGGAAAACCCTAGATGAGTTTGTCAGACCGGGCAGGCGTGGCTGTCCCCCTGCTTGTTACCCCCGAAGTTGTTGCGGATGCTAGCGGCGGCGCTGTACACGCAGCAGACCCGCGCCTGCCCGTTCTGATCGACGGCGCAACCAACGCGCTTAGGGCTTGGTTGGGTTGGCATGTTGCCCCCGTTGTCACTGAGGTTATGACCTTGGACGGGAACGGGCATACAACCCTACAACTGCCGTCAACTCATGTTCTGTCCGTAGACGCGCTAGCTATCAACGGTAAAACTATTGAGCCGCACCTTTACGGTTGGTCACAGGCTGGAATGATCGAGCTATACAGCGGCGCGTTCCCTGAGCGTTTCCGCTCTGTTCGCGTGATGGTGAAACATGGCTACCCGTCCCTACCTGCGTTCGCGGCAATCGTGACTAACACGGTCCTTGGGGCCATGTCTAGCCCGATGGGCGCAACCCGTGAACAAGCTGGCGAGCTGTCTATCGCGTGGGAACGCAACGGGTTGCAGCTGACTAGCAAGGACAAGGAAACCCTGGCCCCCTACAAGATTCAGTCTTGGACGTGACATGTTACCTCCTTTCGCATATAGCCGTGGACGGCAACAGAAAGTCCAAATCTTGAAACCTAAGACTGTTTGGCAGTCTGGGCAGATGGTGGACACGCGCGAGTCCGAAGTTCTGTGTGAATCTGTATGCGTATGGTCACAGACCGAAGCATCTTTGAGTGCTGGCGGCAAACAGATCACGCAGGGCACTAGAAAACTATATTTACCCCCCAACGTGCTAACCGACTGGGAAGTTACCGACGGCCGCATTAAAGGTATCGAAAAGTCACGGTTGCGAGTCCGGTTCGAAGATGGCGGGCGCGACTGGGAAATTATCGACGAAGTGCGCCACGTGAAAAGTATTTCTAAAGCACTTGATCACCAGTTCATGACATGCCGACGATTGGAAGGCGGCGACTAAATGCCCTGGAAAACCAAAACTATTTTGAATTGGGAAGGCGCAAAGGCAACAATGCACCACCCACTAATCATTTCAGACATTAACCGGCGGGCATGGCAGATCGCACACGCCGCCGGCCCCGGCTACGTGGTTAAACAACGCCACAAGCGCGTTGTGCGTTACGGCGCGGAAGTGCGCGCGGATTCTTACGACGCGAAGCGCCGTGAACAAGAAGGCGAGGGAACTTTAATGGGAGCTATTAATGCCGGTAGAGTCTGACCTAGTCACCGAAAACGGGTTTGACGGATTCACGGAAGCTTTAGCCGAGTTCCTGAACGCCAAGCTTGATTTTCCCACCTATGGGCAAATTCCCAACCCGCGCCCACCCGCCTTTTTGGTTATCACCCGTAACGGTGGTTGGCTAAGCAAAGTAACCGACACGGTCTATGTGCAGTGTGAGGTTTGGGCGGACACCAAGGGCAAGGGTTTGGGTATGGTGCAGCAGATTAGGGAACTGCTTATCCGGCAACCGCTTTCCCATATCGGCCCGTACCGACTCTTTCACCGGTACGAAGTGTCTAGCGCAACCTACCTACCCCTAGTTAGCTCCGATGATATCCGATGGCAGTTTGAGCTTGGTTTCAAACACCAAATCAGAAAAGAAAAGGTCTAATGGAATACCCAATGATTGGAACAGCCCCCGGCACGGCCAATGGTAGGCCGTTCGGTGTTGGTGACAAGATTCTAGTCATAGAAGCGGGCGAACGCGCGCGACTTCTACATTACGGGGAAGCTATCGACGATGAGGCAACCCCTACCCCCACGGAAAACAAGGCTTTTACGCCCGAGACTAAGGACTGATCAATGACCTACGCGAAGCTTAACCTTGACGCTATCCGTCAGTTTGGTTCCGTTGATGACTCTATCTCGATGGCCCCGGTCGGAACCGCTATGCCTACCGCGTTGCTGGCGGCTGACGCGGCCCTGCCCTCTCCCTGGGTTGAGGTGGGCTGGAACTCCGAGGATGGCTACACCTTTAGCCCGAACGACTCTACGGACAAGCGTAAGGGCCACCAGGGCCACGAAATCTACAAAACGATTATGACCGAGTCCAACACGGAATTTTCGTTTGTGGCCTTGGAAACCTCCCTCACGACTTTCTCTATCCAGTGGGATATCAAGAAGTCTGAGGATTTGGCGGCGGGCGGTGGACCTGGCAAGCCCGCAACGCAGCTAACCCTTTCGTCCGCGCGTTCTATCAAGTCTGTTGCCTTGGCTGTGCGCACTTGGTCTGAGGGTTACCAATATATGTACCTNTCACGGACGATCCGGCTATTAAGAATGGCCTCAAGCTGTAACCCTGTGCTATCCTTGAGTTGTTGAGCCGATGGTTTGACATTTCCTTTCTGTGTGTTGTTCAGGAAACGCCGCCCATGCCTAGTGTGTGGGTGGCGTTTCTTGTATAATAGGGTCAAGAATTAACAGTTACCCCGATGGAGGTTGCAATGTCTGAAACCACTGTTACTATGACTACCGCCGAGATGGCTAACCAGCTACACGCCAAGACGCCCGAGGATCACAAGCCCCGCAAGGTAGATGATAAGGAAGCTATGGCCTTAGCTAACGAAGCACTTAGCGGCGTCATTACCGTAACCGTGAACGGCGTGACCTGGGATGTTGACAAGGCCGCATTTAACGACTTCCGCCTAATGTACGCGGCAAGCAAGGGCGACATTATGCCCATGTTCAATGCTCTAGTTCCTGACGGCGAAGCGGTTGAGAAGCTATTCAAGACTATTGC